CGATTCCTCGATATTATCTTAAATACCTTAAACCGGAAGACGAAGTTATTCGCTCGATTACCGCTGCTGATGCTTATGCACGTTTTAGCAAGTCTTCTCTGGTTAAGCGTATTGTGTCTCTGTGTGTTGAGCGGTTCAACCTCAATTCCTCCGTATCCCGTAGAGATGCGTACACGTGGGAGCAGAAGCAGATGATGCGCTTTTCTGCTTCTTCTCGGAAGATGCCCGATTTTGAACCCCCTACCTGGCTCGATTTAGACGTTATTCGATTTTGGCAGGACCATTATAAACTCCAACTAATTATTTAATTTATGGGAAAGCAACCTTTTATTTCACACGCCGTTAATGGCTACTCTCGCTACGATGTCCCTGAGAGTAAGGCCTTTACGTGTACGCCGGGTATTTTGTATCCGGTGCGAATCGATTTTATTAACGCTCGAGACCGTGTCTCTATCGAGCAGGGCATTGACGTTCGTAGCAATCCTCTCGCTGTTCCGACGTTCAATCCCTATACCATTCGTTTGCATCGTTTTTGGGTGCCGCTCCAGTTGTATCACCCCGAACTTCGTACGAATAGTAGCAAATTTGACATGAATAATCTAAGCACCAATTGGGTTTGTTGCACGATGACCTCTACCGGCGCACTCAACTCTAACCGTTTTGGTGCATCGTATGTAAACTCCCTTTTTTCTTGGCTTCGTATCGGAAATAAAAGTAATATTGGCGGAGTTCCTTTGACTTCCGTATCGCTTCCGTCGAATGCTTCGATTACACAGTGGTCTAACGCCGACACTTATTTGGCTTATTGGGATATAGTTCGAAACTATTATGGTTTTTCGCAATGGGGTCTTTACTCTTTTGCGTGGCCTATGGCGAATAGACTTCTTTATGCTAGTTCTTCGTTCGCTCTTGACCCTAACAACCCGACTAATTCGAGGTTTTTTACGCAATGTTTCGGAAACCTTGAATTTTTGGATGCGTTCTATGAGAGTCAATTTTATCCCTCGGCCGTTTCTTCTACCAATAATACGTTTAACCGTGGCAATCTTTTCTATCAGATTATTTGCTCGGATTTAGATAGTATGGGTAGCACTGGAGATGGCTATCCCGTTCGTACCACTTATCCGAGTACCAACTTGCTCGGGTCTACCGGTATTAAATCCCAGATTCTTGCGGACACTGTCACTACCGCTAATTCCGCCTTGGCCTATTTTTTGGTCGCTCATCCTATGGCGGTTGTTCCTTCGAATCCTGACCGGTTTAGTCGTCTCATTCCTACGGGTTCTACCTCTGCTGTTTCGATGTCTGGCGTTAGCACTATTCCTCAGTTGGCCATTGCCTCTCGCCTTCAGGAATACAAAGACCTTCTCGGCGCCGGAGGTAGTCGATACAGCGACTGGCTGGAAACTTTTTTCGCATCGAAGATTGAACATGTCGATCGGCCTAAGCTCTTGTTTAGCGCTTCGCAAACTGTCAATGTGCAGGTTGTCATGAATCAGGCGGGACAAAATAATTTTACCGGAGAAGGCGTTAACGGCCCTCTTGGTCAGCAGGGTGGTGCTATTGCCTTTAACGAGCGCCTTGGCCGTCGCCAGTCTTATTATTTCCGTGAGCCTGGCTACATGATTGATATGTTGAGCATTCGACCTGTTTATTACTGGAGTTTTGTTAAGCCGGATTATCTCAACTATTTAGGCCCTGATTATTTCAACCCTATTTACAACGACATTGGCTATCAGGATGTTTCTTCGGCTCGAATCGTTTTTAATGGGAATGCAGGTGCTACATCTGCTTCCGAACCGTGTTTTAACGAGTTTCGGGCGTCTTACGATGAGGTTCTCGGACAGCTCCAAGCTTATCCTTTGCCAGAGCTTAATGGTGCTGCCTACATTCCTCTTTACGCTTATTGGGTTCAGCAGCGCTCGGCTAAACTTTCCGATGGCTCTGGCAGCCTGCCTGAATCTCATTACTATCCGGTGCTTTTTACTGATATGGCTCAGGTTAACTCGCCCTTTGCTTCCAAAGTAGAGGATAATTTCTTTGTAAATCTGTCCTACGCGGTACAGAAGAAGTGTCTTATTAACAAAACTTTCGCAACCCGTTTATCTAATCGTTAAATTCCTCATATTATGGCTCTTGATTGGTTACTTGAAGACGCTCCCGCTTATGTTTCCCGCGGTCAGCGAATTATGTCAGTCCTTGACGGTTCTGGCTCCGTAGACGTTTTGCCTGGCCGCCCGGACGTGGAAGCTCAGGCCTCTGACTTCGATAAGGGCGAAAAGTTTAATCCCGAGATTGATTTCGATCCTAATTCCTTTTCTCGTATGGATAAGTTCGACGGTCTCGAGGTTGGCCAGGAACTTATTGATTCAGAGATAGATAGGTCGAAGGCTGCTTCGAAACCCTCTAACCTTGAAGAAAAATAGTACGCTCTTTACTTGACGATATATGCTACGTGCGCGGACCCCTCTTGCAAGAGTTCGTGAATTGCTAGAGGTTATTGGTAACGACTGCAGGAGTGGTCGCGCATTTTTCTATCGTTCTTTATTCAATTGTTTACACCATTGTGGCGAGGTGACGCATTTCGCGGTTCGGAGAACCGCCCCGAACGAAGTGAGGGTGCGGCACCGTAGCTTCCCCTAAATTTTTAATATCATGTCCGACGTTAAACAACCGTTCTATAAATCAAAGGCCTTTTGGACGCTCATTTCATCTATTATTGCTGCATTGGCTACTTTTTTTCTTGCTTCTTGTTCGGCTCAGGCTAGGATGCAGCGTAGCGGCGTTCACATCGACACTGTCCGCGTTGATTATATTATTCGTTCTAATAATTTAGTTAACTTGTAGTATGCCTGCTCCTATTGCTGCCGCCGGTGCTGCGGCATCCTTTGGTCGTTCTCTTGGTGAATCTTCTGCCTCTACTGGAGTTCACGGCCTAATTAACGGCTTCTTAGGCCAGCTTTTTGGCGGTATGAGCGCCCGTCGCCAATGGCGTTTTCAACAGAAACAGATGAAGCTTCAACAGCAGTACGCTTTGGAGCAGATGCAGAGGCAGTCAGAGCTTTCCTATGCTAATTGGCAGAAGCAGTTTGACTATGAGAACGCTTACAATGATCCCTCGAAGGTTTTTGACCGTTATTTGAAGGCTGGTGTTACCCCTGCTGCCGTACTCGGTTCTTCCGGTGTCGGCGTAAATGCGACCATGTCTGGAGGCTCAGCCTCCATGCCTTCTGCTTCCGGGCCTTCGGGTGGTTCGCCTGTTAGCGCTGGCGCCTTTTCACCTGGTGATCCTACTGCTATTGCGCAGAATATGATTGCGCGTTCTACAGTTGATCGCAATGCTGCCGCTGCTAATCGAGACAATGCAGAAGCTGCTAATCTTCGAGGTAACACTCATACGCAAGAGTGGCGAGAGCAGATGGATAATTTTGAATTGCAGATTGCTCAACACAATGTCAAGGATGCGGGTGAAGTTGCAAGATTGCATGAGGCGCAAGCTCAAATTATGTCTATCGAGGCCTATTTGGCTGACATTTCGCAGGGTTACAAGCTCTCCTCTATTATGGCCATGACAGGCATTCTTGAGGAAAAATACAACTACCTTCGCCAGTCTAACGATTGGTTTGCTCCCCAAGCCGGTGCCGCCCTCGCTGTTGCCTGGAGCTCTGCTATCGCAAATGTTGCCGCTGCTGATGAGTCTAACTCTCGTACAGCTCTTAACGCTCAGGAACTCAAGGATTTGCAAAAGTGGTACGAGCTTAATTGGGAGAAAGAAGTCCCTATTCAAATTCGTAACGAGAAGGGTGAAGTTGTTGAGACGAAGACGATGAAGGTGGCCGAGACTCTAGCTATTCTCAAGACTGCTGCCGCCGAGACAGCTCAGCTTGAAACAGGCAACGCTCGTTGGGATTTGCGTAATTCTCGACTTCGTCTCGCTCATGATGTCGTTCGTTCTTTTGCTGCCGCTGCCGGTATTGCTGGCGCCTCATACGTTGGCCGCAAGGCCGCAGGTCCTGCAGGACCCGAAGGCTACGAGGAGATGCGTGATGTTTACGGCCCTTCAGGCGACAGAATTGGCGCTACGTACACTCGCCGCAGCTATTTTGAGAGGAAATGAACAATCCCTCCAACCTTTTGAACTTTGCCGTTTGTTTTTTTCTGTTGTACCTTTGTGTCGTAAACCAATAACCACAACATTATGAAAAAAGGAAGTAAAAAATTCAAGGCTGGCGATTTGATTGTCGACATTCTCGATTACGCTTTTACCGAGTGGCTCGTTCGCCAAGGGATATTCGTTGCCTTTAAGACGAATTACGACGTCGTCGTTTCGCCCTACGGTGGTTTTCGCGATCATCTGCGTGCCCATATCCGGCGTTCTCTCTGCAGTCCGAGCTTTGACCCCACCTCCCTCATTTCCACTGCTTTCTTGTTCTCTTCGACGCCCGAGGGTTATGATTTTTGGCTAAAATATTCCGACGCCTGGAAGCGTTTTTACCTCAGATTCCAATCGAAACTTTAAATTATATCGTTATGACACAGATTCACATCGTTCTTCGCCGCGTTAATCCGGCTCTTGATCTCGACCTCGCCCAGGTCGGTTATCTTAAAGATGGGCAGTTTTCTCAGTTGTCTCTGGATGTTTTTGAGGATACTCCCATTTTCGATCATTTCGTTCGTTCGGCTATTTCGGATATGCCTTATATTCCCCATAGCCTTGTCTCTCGTCTCTTAGTTGACCTTGCCGCCTATCCGCATTTTGCGGTCGATTTTTTCGATAACACACTTGTCCTTATGTTTGATTTTAATCTCGATTCCGATGAAAGCACGCCGAAAGAAGAAAGGAAGAGGCGCTAAGGTAGTAACCCGCCCCCTTGGTGGAAGAGTTCTTTGACTGTGATGCTCCCGGGAGAGTTTTTTCTCCCCTGGGAGTTTTCGCTCGTAGACTCACCGGATTTATCCGGTATATAGTCTCACGAAGTGGAGCCATGGAGGCCGAAGACGCGGAGCGTCCCCGCCGTTAGGCGGTCGGCCGGCGTAACGAAGTAGTTCTCGCGCTCGAAAGTACCGCCTTTCGAAGCGCAAATTATTATTCTATGATTATGGATAAGTTTGATTTTCGTCCCCGCTTTTCTCCTTTGATTGACGGTATTCCGTATCGTTTTTCTATTGGAGCATACCGTGGTAAAAAGCGAGTTGTTATCGCCTGGTTCTCAGACGAAAAACCCGCCAGTGATTATCTCATTCGCTGCCGTCTCGATCATCCTGCTATTAAATTTGATTGTCTTAGAAGTTTCCTGTAATGCCTTGTTCGTCGCCTATATGGATACGTAATCGTCGCTATTTCGACAAGAAGAATCCTTGTCGGGACGGTTCCGACGTAGCTAGGTCTGCTTTGGCGCTTCGCCCCTGGGACGTTGCGCGGCAGTGGCTCATGGTCCCTTGCGGAAAGTGCGAAGACTGTTTGCGTCGTCAGCGTAATGATTGGTTTGTCCGTCTCGAACGTGAGCTCGCTCGTTGTAAGGCTGATAGTCAGCAGGCTATTTTTATTACAATAACGATTGCTCCGAAGTATTATAACGAAGCTCTGCTTGATCCGTCCTCGTTTATTCGAAAATTCAACGAACGTCTCCGTCACAAACTCGGTCATTCGTTTAAACACGCTTTTTTTCAGGAGTTTGGGACTCACCCAGAAACGGGTAATGAACCTCGATTGCATTTTCACGGCTTTTTATTTGGCACAAACGTCCTCTATAACACAATTCGTTCTGCTGTTCGAGATCTCGGTTTTGTGTGGTTGGCAAAGGCTACCCATAAGCGTGCTCGTTACTGCGTTAAGTATGTTACTAAACAGATTCAATTTAACCCCGAAGAAATTTCGGGCAAATACGTTACCATAGATGGAAACTCTACACCTTTATCTTGCCTCCTCCAACATCGCCGTTATACGCGAAAATTCGTATCTGCTGGCGTTGGTGATTTTCTTGGTTATATGCCTCGCCCTTCTGCTCGTTTTTCGTCGTGGTCTTATTTCAATTTTGAGAAGCGCGTCAATTATAACTACTCGATTCCTCGATATTATCTTAAATACCTTAAACCGGAAGACGAAGTTATTCGCTCGATTACCGCTGCTGATGCTTATGCACGTTTTAGCAAGTCTTCTCTGGTTAAGCGTATTGTGTCTCT